CACGTTTTTTTTACTCTTCTAAATACAATAAAGGGAGTGCCCCCACTAAAGAGGCACCCCCAGATAGCTTACGCTACGTTGTAGTTTGCAGTGAACAGAGCTTCAGGACGAAGAATCTTACGTCCATAAAGTTGCATACCACGAACCTTGTCTGCGAAAGTGTTAGGATCACGGAAAGATTCAGTTTTAGCAAGCTGTTGTGCAGTTGCTACCGCTGAGTCGTGACCTGCTACCATCACACCAAAGTTAGTTTCTGAACCAGCGGAAGCCGATGTACCAGCACCAGTACCTTCGTATGGAAGGTTGTTGGACTTGTAGATACGGAAACCACGGATAAGGCCACTGCCCATACGTCCATTACGGAGTACATCGCCAGCGTCCTGACCACCTGCGTAGTCGTTGTTGATGAACTTAGAGTTCTCATCCATTAGGATTTCATAGAACACAGGGTCAGCAACGAACCAACGACCTTCGGTGTCAACATTCGCCTGATCCATCAAACGTGCAATACGGTTAAGGATAGCAAGCGGAGAAGTAACACCATTAGAACCGCCACCAGCGGCTACAGGGATAGAAGTTACTTCAGATGCAACACCCAAGTCAGAACCGCCGAAGTCAGTGATGTCTAGCTTGTTAGCCGCAAGCAGTTCGTCTGCACCAGCCGCGCTGTCGGCTTTAGTGCCGTTAGCCGCTGTACGACGTTGCCAGCCGCCTGAGCCATCATCTTCCCAACCTGCAAGATAGCCGAGAACTTCAGCGTCGAACGCGTCACGAAGACGGTAAGCCGCACGGTCTGTTGCCAGATCCATGAAGTTAACGTGCGAATGAGCGGCTTCGATGTCATCGATAGCAAACTGGAAATAGTTAGCCTGATCGACGATCAGCGAGAAATCCGCGTCAGTCAAATCTTGAGTAGAAAGCTGAGTACCACGAGCGTACGAGCTTACAGTGATTTCTGGCTCTTTGATGATACGAACAGAGTCGCCAAAGTTCGCGATTTCACCAAAATAGTCAGTGTTAGTTACGTCTTCGACAACCGAAGACTTGCGGAAGGTTTTCTGTACCTTCTGCGAGTAGATTACTGGGCTAAAGTTACCATTGTTGAGGTTGGTATAGCCCGATGCCTTAGTAAAAGCCATAATATTCTCCTTGTTGAGTAGGCTAAACAGTCCGATCTAAGTCGGATTACGGGTTTAGTTGGTACTGAACAGAAAGCGTATCGGGGCTAAGGGCTGTCACCTCTTGGGTAACTTCGCGAGAAATCTTGATCGGGATTGCTTGCGTAGGGCCAAGTGCTTCAGGTATCTTAGTTGATATTCTTCTGAATTAAAAAATGGAGGTAGGCGTATTAACGCGGCTCCGTACGCTGATAGGTCTTAACAAATGCTAAAACCTATCATTAGCTGAGGTTAGTATACCACGAGTTCTGTACCTTTACAAGTGGTATTACCGTGCACCCCCAGATAAGTCATACTCGAACGTGTTATTTCGCATTGAATCTAGAATAGCGGCCTCATTGGCTTCATATTCTCGTGCTGACATTTTTTGCACCTGACTCTCTGAGAAGCGAGCACGTCCTGATACTGGAGCGTTAGCACTGCTTGTACGTCCTACTGATTTAGCCGCGTCTTGCGACCCAGAAGCACGTCTTCGCTTAATGCCACGATCAGCTTTGTACAAATCAATTGCACGAGCCGCCGCCCTAGCATCTGTATTATTTTTATAAAGAGCATCCTGAACATACTGAGGCTGTTCCATGACCCAATCGTGAAAATCTTTATCTGCACGAATTTTATCAAAGTCAGGGTGTGCCTCTCGTAGTTCTTTTTCAGCCTTTTCTCGGTTTAGTTTAACCTCAAGCTGTTTAACTTTGTTGAGCTCTTTTTCTCCGATTGCCAATGCTTCCTGTACACGTTTCTGAGCAATGGTATCGATAATCTTTGCAACATCAGGATATTTTTGTGACCAAGCCGCTACTTCCTGTTCGGATTTAGGGAACTTAATCTGTTGCTTAGTTGCTTGAGCTAGTTGCTCTTGCATCTTCTGGATCTGCGCGTCTTTCTGTTGCATAGACGTTTGCATATGCCGACGCAGATCGCCGTAACGTTTTTTGAACGATGCCTCTTCAGGATTTTCGTTCTCGTTTGTTTCCGTTTCAGTCACGTTTTGTTCCTGAGCGGGTTCTTCT